GATGATGACTTCTCTGTGGAACACATAGAGGTTGCCGGAAGTGTGGCCATAGGAGAGAACAAGCTACTGCATTTCAAGACAGATGCTATCTGTCGGGACCATCGTGGAGTCTTCTCCCTTGAACACAAGACTGCCACCCGTCTCTCGCCCAGCTGGATGGCACAGTGGAGACAGAAGATGCAGATAGGAGTTTACTCCCACGTTCTCTACTGTATGTACCCAGAGGATGAAGTCTACGGAGTCATCATAAACGGAGCATTCTTCTCCAATGAGCCGAAGAGAGCTGGCTCTCGGGATAATGAGTTCCGCCGCATTCCCTGTAGGAGAACACTCCAGTTCATGGAAGGGTGGTTAGCTGAGACGGAGGACATCTTTGACGCTGTTCAGCGTGATTACCAGAAGCTGTCCGAGTCAACGGAGGAAGACTCCGTGATGCGCTGCTTCAACCGGAACACCGAAGCGTGCACAGACTATGGACAATGCCCATTCCTTGACTATTGCACAACGTGGAACAACCCCCTGCAACACGCCGATGAGCCGCCTATGGGAATGATCGTGGATCATTGGGATCCACGCAAAGCTGACACCATTCGTGAGGTTGTTAATCTGTGAATCTAAAAACTTTCACGCAGAAGAGAAACAGAGCCAAGGGCCAATTCGCTTACATGCGCGGAACGGCTGACTCGATGCAAGAGCTACATGCGTCTCTAACTATGACAGAAAGGAATGTGCTGACTCTAATATCCGTCTACCTATCTGAAGTTCTGGAACACTGGGAGGCAAACACTGAACAAGCGAAAGGCAAAATAAAAGATGACACAAGCAAGTAGTGATAAGTTCCTAAAGATAAAGGAGAGAGCTGAGGCAACACGCAAGCGTTACTCTGAAAGCCAAAGCCGCTTCTCCAACTTCCTTGTCTATGGAGACTTCGGCACGGGAAAGACCCAGCTCGCAAGCACTTGCCCCACGCCAGTCTTCATAGACTCCTTTGACCCGGGCGGCACAAAGACAGCTGCCTTGCAACCGGGCATAGAAGCTGGCGACATCATCGTGGAGAATAAGTGGGAAACGGACTCGTGGAAGGATCCCTTTGCCTTTAATGAGTGGGAACGTGAGATGGAAGAGCGCGCACGGGACGGCTTGTTCGATGCCATAGGAACCTACGTTCTGGACAGCGCCACTAAGTGGGCAGACTCAATGATGTATGAGATCCTACGAAGAGGGACACGGGGTAAGACTCGCAAGGGTGGGAACCCTGAGTTGCAAGACTACCTTGTCCAACAGATGACTGCCGTGGACTGGCTTGGTGTCCTCATGGGCTATCCCTGTCATGTCCTCGTGACTGGACACATCGGCTTGCTGAAGGATGAAGTCTCTGGAAAAGTAGAAACAGGTCTCCTTCTAGCGGGAAAGCTCAGTGAGAAAGTCCCCCTCGTCTTTGATGAGAAGTACGTAAGCATGGTGAGGAACTCAAGTAGCGGCGTTCAACACGCCTTGTTGACTAAGAATGATGGGTATTATAAAGCTGAAACACGGATGGGCGGAAGTAAGTTTCAGCAATATGAAGACACAAGTATCCGGGGACTCCTACGGAAAGCTGGAAGAGACGACTCGGATAAGGATAAACTGTAGGTGGTGGGAAGAGGCGCGGTCAGCTCTCGGGGGAGGGAATGGCTGCTTGGATATGGGGTGTATCACTCTTCCCATCACGTTTACTCTTTGCTGGGCTTAGGAACCCCACAGGAACTATGTAGCAAAATTATACAAAGTCTGTTATCAAAACCACAAACTAAGGAGAAATCCAAATGGGTATTTTAGACGTAAACTTGAACGACGCTGAAGAACTGAAAACGCTGAAAGATGGTGAGGAAGTCATGGTCCGGATCGCTCGTTCGGAAGAAACGCCGAACAAGAACGACCCCAGCCGCTTCAACCTCGCGCTCGTTTTTGATGTTCCCAGTGATCCGCTTGTCGATGACATCCGCGTCTGGCTTCCCATTCCCTCACCGGGAACTAAAGACGAGGATCCCAAGCGCTACGTCAAGCAGGTAAACCGCTTCAAGTCTTTCTGTGACTGCTTTGGCATAGACACGAGCGGTGGTATCACCACCGAGGACATGCTCGGCCTTGAGGGATGGGTCATCATCGCTGAGGACATGGGCTTGAACGGTGAGCCGCAGAACAGTGTCAGACGTTTCATCAAGAAGCGCTAACACATTTTCTAATTAGACTAGGGAGGGGCTTGGAAACGGGCTCCTCCCTTTTCTGTGGAGATAATAATGAGATTAACTTTTGACATACCCGATGAACAGCACCAGATCTTGACGCGCTACATCCCCCACGGAATGAGGAAGTACACCTATCGCGCACTCATACAAGGATTCGTCGAGGAGCTAGAGAAAGACCCGGCAGCTGTCATGCACCGACTCATAGAACGTCAGATCAACTTCTTAGATCTGGCGACAAAAGGAGTAGAAGATGGATTTAATAAGCGAACAGAAAGGCTTTCAAAGCCTGACGGAGAAAGAGAGGATTGAGCTTGTAATACAAGTTCGGCAACGTAGGCGAGAGAGAACTAAGCCACAGCCGAAGAAAAAGAGCGTTGTATCAAAACAACTTGCAGGCCTTAATGATGAACAGCTGCATGAACTACTGCACATGATAAGGGGAAAGACAAATGAGTGAGGTGGAGCTTCTAAACATTCCTGTGGGGGAGATAGAGTTCTCTGATCGCGCACGGGAAAACTATAAAGATCTGGACATACTAGCTAAGGACATAGAACAAAAGGGGATAATACAACCCATCGCTGTTATGCGTCTGACTTCTGGAAAGTTTCGTTTACTCGCTGGGGGCAGACGTTTTTCTGCTTGTGTTCTATCCAACAAGCAAGACATTCCTTGCCGAGTCTATCCGGCAAATCTCAGCTCTCTGGACCAGAAAGAGATAGAGCTGATGGAGAACGTCAGCCGGGATGATTTTGATTGGAAGGAAGAAGTAGCTCTACGGGATGCCATACAGAAGCTACAAGAAGAACGCCACGGCAAGGCGCACGGATCGGGAGCTGGGCATTCTATGCGCGACACAGCAAAGATGCTTGGCACAAGCCCCATGACCATCAGCCGGGACTTGACCCTTGCCAAAGGCTTATCTGAACATCCGGAAGAGCTAAGCAAGGCGAAGAATAAGAGTGAGGCTCTCCGAACACTGAAGAAGATTGAGCGGCAGAATGAGGAAAAGAGAGTCGCCCAGAATCTGGAGAACACTCTTCGTTCGGACCGTGCAGCTCAGCTTAAACGATCATTGACTAATGGCTACATCGTGAAGGACTTCTTCGAGGGTGTAAAGAATGTTCCAGACCGTGCGGCGGCTTTCATCGAGGTCGACCCTCCGTATGCCATTGCACTGGACAAGATCAAGCGCGGAGCAGAACGTGAGACTAGTCCCGGCATTGAGTCATACAATGAAATCCCCACGGATGAATATCAAGACTTCCTTGATCGCCTATTCACTGAGTGCTTTCGCACAATGGCTCCCGGCGGTTGGATAGTTTGTTGGTATGGTGTACAGTGGTATCATAGCATCATAGCTTCTATGGAGAATGCAGGATTCAGTCCTTGCCACATCCCAGCTATCTGGCTCAAGCAGGGACACCAAGGGCAGACGAGGAATCCGGAGTTCCGACTCGGGTCTGTCTATGAGCCATTCATCTACGCACGGAAAGACGCGCACGGGATCATTCGACAGCCCGGCAGAACGAACAGCTTTGTCTTCAAGGCACTCACACCGGACAAGAAAGTCCACCCAACAGAACGTCCCATTGAGATGGTTGAAGAAGTCATCCGAACTTTCTGTCCTCCCGGCGGACACATAATGGTTCCCTTTCTTGGCTCCGGTAACACCCTGTTAGCTGCGGCAAACAGAGGTTCCACTTGTTTCGGCTTTGATCTCAGTGAGGAATACAAGAACGCCTTCATTAAGCGAGTCCTCGATGGTGAGCCGGGAAGCTACAAGAGCCTAAACAATGAATTGTCCTAGCTGCAGTACTAAGATGAAGTCAGCTATAAATGCTGATGTCTACGCTTGTATGTCTTGCAACATGGCTTTCTCTGGCTTGACGGCCCGGGCTAAGACGCGGAGCGGACAAAGCTGGCAACAATTTCTCGC